ATTCAAGACGGTGCTGTTTTAGGTATTATTTATTGTCCATCGGGTGCGACTGCGGCTGCGACTACTTTTATAGGGCACGTGGAGTGCGCATGGGGCTAAAGTAAATGGCTTTAATAGGTAACTATTCACTACTAAACCGAAGCCCAAAGATTCACTTTGGTGGTGGTATTCAAGCTCTATTTTCAGGAGTGGATAATCCGGAAGGAACTTGGAAGAATAGGCACTTTGGGGGCTATGCTGCCAAATCAGCCACCCCTAATGGGTACGTTCACGGCGGTGCTTACGTACTTCCAAGAGTAAGCGGTGGGCTATCTAGTTATGTAAACTCTGAAGGCGTAATCGCTAAAACAAATGCTGAAATGTTCGCAGGTAGAAACTTAGAAGCTACGGCTTCTTCAGTTATTACTCTGACAAATGCACAGCTAGATCAAGTTATCGCCATGATTGCATCAGGCGCTTTAACTATTTCAGTGACAGATGCAGGCTTATCGGCTGCGGTTGATGCTTCAGTTAACGGCTCAATGTCTTTCACAGTATCATCTGCTCAATTGGGTGGGATATTCGACGTAACAGCGGATGGGACAATAATACTTTCTCCAAACGTAACAATGACTGCTCTAGCTAATATGATTGCAGAAGCCGGTGGACCAACTCCATTATCTCCAGAAGGGTTAGCTAATGCTGTTTGGGATACTGTATTGGCAGATCATCAAATCACTGGCTCAACTGGAAAGGCTTTATCCGATGCAGGTGGTGCAGGGAATCCATGGTCGGCTGATCTGGCAACCAATAATACTGCTGGAACATTTGGGGCTTTAGTGCAAAAATTATTAACAGTAGCTAAATTTTTAGGATTGCGCTGATGAATAAGAGATTTTTATATTTAGATAATGGCGTGCTTACTGATTACACAAGTGCTCTTGGTAATTACAAGACTGGCTCAATGCCAATGCCTTTTGTTGCCAATAGAGACTATCTCTTTATTGGGTCGCGTCTTCCATTTAATCACTTCTATGTGAAGCTCGCTAATTCAAACGCACACATCTCGTCTATTGCGGTCGAATACTGGTCAGATAACGGCTGGAATGCAGTAGTTAACACACTAGATGAAACAGAGGCTTTTGCTAATTCTGGATTCGTTACCTTTACGCCAGACAAAGACAAGGTTTGGAAATTGGAAGAAAAGTCTAACGTGATACCTCAGCTATCTTCAACTATGATTTATGATAATTACTGGTTGAGAATAACCTTTGTTCCTGATTTACACGTCAACACAACGGTGGACTGGATAGGTAACATCTTTTCAGATGACAATGATCTTGCTGCCGAGTTCCCTGACTTGGTGAGATCAAACGTATTAAGTGCATTTCAGACAGGTAAAACTAACTGGCAAGAACAAGCCGTAAAGGCTGCAGAAATCATCGAACACGACCTTGCAAACAGAGGGATACTAGATGGAAGCGAGAGCATTCTGGATCGTGAGTGGTATAAGAATGCATCAGTTCAGAAGACCGCTGAGATTATCTTTAGTGCATTTGGTGATGATTATATCGATCAACGAGCACGAGCAAGAGAGGAATATGGACTACGATTGGTCAAGCGACTGGCAAGAGTAGATAAGAATCTAAACGCCATTGAGGATCCTTACGAGAGAAAAGTTGTAACAGGGTTTTTATCACGATGAGCAATGTCACTACAATCTACACCACGATTATCACTCAATTAGGTACCACGTTTCCTTCAATGACAAGAATACCCTACGCGTACTCCCTGGCCGATAACAACGCTCAATTTTTAAGGCTGGGATATGGCTTAACTGTTGGTGATGCGACATTCTCAGAGTTTGAGTTCTGCAACAGAGTGTCAGAGAGGGATTTCACTGTAATATTCTCAAGAGAAGTTCCAAGAACAGATTCTAGTTTCACAGAGACGGACTCCGTTGTTGTTTCTTTACTTGAAGACGTAAATACAGCACAAGGTTTATTTTTTTCGTATCAAGAATTAGGAATCGATAGTAACATTTTAAAGATAGACATAGGAAGCACAAGCGGAGTTCAAGAGGTCGTTGCTGGAAATAGCAAGTTTCTTACAATGAGTGCAAGCTTTCTAATACAAATTAAGGAGAGTTTATAATGGTAGGTTTAACAAAGGCTTCGAGCTTTGCAATTAAGAAAGAAACGGTTGTTGGAACCTATGTGGCTCCTACTGTTGGAACTGATTTTTTACCACTCAGGCCTGGAAACGAGCTCAGTTTTGAGCCAGAAATTCTAGAATCAGATGAATTATTAAATGATATCGGAGCCACTAAAGGCTCTATTGGTAAAGAAGCTGTAAGTGGATCACACTCGGCATACCTAAGGCACTCTGGAGTAGAAGGTCAAGAGCCTCAACTTGGATTGTTGTGGGAATCTATCATGGGGTCTAAGTCGGTAAACGCGACTGAATATCCTACCGTGGCAGCTTCAACAACTACGGTTATTAAGGTCGGTGTCGGCATCGGTGCAAACTTTCAAGAGGGCGAGTCTCTTTTAATTAAGGATGCGACTAATGGGTATTCAATCAGAAACGTAAAAAGCATTTCTGGTGACGATTTAACACTTAACTTTGCTTTGACTGCAGCTCCTGTGGCAGCAATTAATCTTGGTAAGTCGGTTCTTTATGTTCCTACTGCAAGCGGACACCCTACATTCTCAACTACTAAATATCTTGGCGGTGGATTTGCTAAGGAAGTTTCTGCTGGCAACACTGTGACTGAAGTTGCAATCACTGCTGATGCAAATGGGTTTGGAGAAGTTGAGTTCTCTTTCGAGGGAACAAAGTACTACTACAATCCAATTGAGATCACTTCATCTACTAGATTCTTAGACGTAACAGATGACACTGGTACTTTTGCAGTATCTGTTCCTGTTGGTATCTATGCAACACCAATTGATTTAGCAACTGCACTTCAAACTGCACTTGAAAACGCTAACGCTGAAACATACTCAGTTGTTTATAATAACTCAACTGGTAGATTCACAATAACTTCTCCGACAAACACTTTATTATCACTTCTTTTCAATACAGGTGCAAACACGGCAAACTCAATCGCTACAAAGATTGGATTTACAACTGCTGCCAATAAGACTGGTGCTGGTGGTGTTGTTGGATATACTTCTGACAATGCTCAAGTTTACACTTCTGGCTTAACTCCTTCTTATGACTCTGCAGATGCAATCATCATTAAAGGTGCTGAGTTATTCGTAGGAAATCAAACTGACAACCTTTGCATTTGTGCTCAATCGGTATCTCTGACAATCTCTAAGACTGTCGAAGATGTTGACTGTATTTGTGAAGCAACAGGGGTACTTGAAAAGATCCCTACCGCTAGAGCAGCTACAATGTCAGTCACGGCAGTACTTAAGCAACACGATGCTGGCTTACTAGACGCTCTTTTAAAGAACACTGGTATATCTGCAATGTTTAATGCAGGCCCTAAGTCTGGTGGAAACTGGGTAGCTGGAAGATGTTTTAATGCATATTTCAGAAATGCTACCGTAAGCTCATTTAAAACAACTGGTGATAGCTTTTTACAAGTTGAACTTGAATTAAAAGGCTACGTTACATCAGCAAGTAAGGATATCTATGTTTCTTTTATCTAAGCAAACTTCAAAGGGCGTTCTTAAATACAGAATGCCCAACATTCTTGAGTCATACGACATTCTTGAGTGCTCTGGCATTACAGAAGGCAAGCCGTCTCAACTCAAGATGAAGAGAAACATAATTGCATCTATGGGCTATCTTTTGGACTTCAGCGAAATCGAAGGAGTTTCATCTTACGATGATCTTCTTAATGACACTGAAGATATGATTGTTCCATTGGGAGAAATTGCAGACGAAGTAATCGTCAAAGCTTTTTCTGCCTTTAAAAAAAAGAGTTCATAGCTGACGCTGTGAATGTTGTGACCTCGCAAATCGACAAAGAGCTTTTAAGAACTCTTGTTGATGAAGAGAAGGTTGAACCAATATGGGAAACCAGAAGAGATGTTATAGCTTACTCGCACTTTAAGAGTGCTG